TAGTTTATCCGTTCCTGCCTTTGTTGAGCCATTTCCGAGTGCAGAAACCACGTCCGCAGGGAAAACAAACTCACCGTCAGCCAACATGGCAGGGATGTCGTCAGATTGACCGTCACCCTCGCCAGCTACGTGTTTACCATCACGAAAGTCCTCGCGACCCTTGTGCATAGCTGACAAACCGCCTCGAGCCATAAGGGGCTGAACATAGCCGCCTTGAGCATAATTCTGATCACCCTCTACTTTAAGACCAAGGATGTCATCAATGCTGTCAGGTTCTTCGCCGTAGTTGTACGTCTTTTTGGGTGGTGGTTCTTCACCATTCATTTTAGCCGCCAAAATAGCCGCTAAACGGGGGTCAACGCCTTGTTGCATCATTTGATCCTTAGCCATTTCTTGGCGAACTTTATTAAATTGCGCCAAGGGGTCTTTAAAGCTGTCCTTGGTCATGTAAGTCTTAAGGAGGTTTTCCTTCAAGAATTCATTAGGCTTACCTCTAGAACCAGCCGCAGGGGTTCCTGCTGTAAACGATCCAGACGTAACTGTTGGCGGTTGTGTAATAACTGGTGTAGTAACTATTTTAGTAACAGTTTCTGTTTCTGTCTCTGACTCTGTAAGAGTGTCAGTAATAATAATTTCGGTGATTGTCTCAGTCTCTGTCTTTGTTTCGCTTGACGTAGTAACAATAATCTCAGTTATTGTTTCAGATTCAGATTGTGTCTCACTTGAAGTTGTGACAATAATCTCAGTTATTGTTTCAGACTCAGTCTCTGTCTCACTTGACGTAGTAACAATAATTTCGGTAACTGTCTCGGTTTCTGACTCTGTTTCACTGGATGTTGTTACGATAATCTCAGTAACTGTTTCAGATTGAAATTCAGTTTCTTTGCCACTAGTGACAATAATTTCAGTTTCAGTCGGAGTAAATGTCTCTTTACCGCTTGTGACAATAATTTCAGACTCTTTTTCAGTTTCTTTTCCGCTAGTGATGATCAGCTCTGTTGCAATCTCACGCTCTGTTTCTTGACCAGTCTCTTTTCCGCTGGTAACAATGATTTCTGTTTCTGTTTCACGCTCAGTCTCTTTGGCAGTCTCTTTGCCACTTGTGACAATGACATTTATTTCTGTATCAAGTTCGGTGGCTTGACTTGTGTCTTGACCGCTTGTGACAATAATTTCGGTCTCTGTTTCAGTTTCTACTTCAGTAACAATAGTATTTTTTCCACTTGCCAAGTTAGCGGCGGCAAGAGCTTCAGCATCGGTTGCACCAATGATCTTGGCTTGCCTAAACGCAAGGAGTCCAACATCACTTAAACCAGAAGATTGGTTGTTTAAGTTCTCTAAATAAGTAGAGATTTGGGCGTTGTTAAGACCTTGACCACGCAAACTTGTAATCAACAGATCTTCAAATTGATCTGTGGTAGTTGCTGTACTTAATGCGCCTGTTAAGCTTCGTGTAGTACCAGTCAAACCACCAGTTGTAGTTCCTGTAGTAGTGTCTCCACTACCCATGGAATCGCCAGTTAAACCGCTTGTCGTTAGGGAAGTTAAGTTTTTGATAGCCCGGTTGTAATCACGCAAACCAGAAACGCCGCTTTCGTTATAAACCCTTAATTGATCTTCATTAAGATCTGCAATCTCATCTTCGGTTAAAGGAACGCTGTCTGCTACTTTAGTTGTACCAGTCGTTGTAGGTAATCCACCACTGCCACCAACAGAATTAAATGCAGAGACAGCTAAACTTAAAGCGTTGGGATTACCTGACTCAGCCGCCTTCATAACCGCTAAAGCTCTACCAGCAAGAACCGTATCAGGGCTGTTAACCAAAGCACCAGCATTGGTGATGACACCAGCCAAGTTACCGTTTTGTGAGGCGGTATACAAATTAGCGGCACTGACAGCGTCTTTGGCTGTGTAACCACCAATCGTGAGGTTGTTTGTTCCAAAGTAATTTTGCAAATCGGTGTTACCAGCAAGGGCTGTCAAGGCGCCCAAACCGTTACCAGAATTTACTGCTTGTCCTACACGAAGTGCTGTGTTGACGTTTGCCATGCCCGGCATCAGCCCCGTAGCCCCAACCGCCGCTTGAAGCAAATTTCCAGACCTTACCGCATCAGCAACATTGATTACGGCAAGAATTTGACCCGCACCCGGGATAAACGACAGACCAATTTTTAACAGGTCTAAATCGCTAAATGTGTTGTTTTGACGACGATCTAACACCGCCCCATCATCTTTTCGGATGAAGTCAATGTAGCCGGGCACGCTCGACGTCTGCCAACTTGCATACTCTGTAGGCAACTGAGCAATCTGTGTCTCAATATCATCGCCTTCAATAGCACCCTGCCCAGCAACTCCAGTTAACCCTGATGTGGGTTTTGTATAACCCGTTGATGTAATGTTGTCAGCAGGAGCGGTAACTATATTATTAAGCGCTGACAAGCCGCCTGTTATATCTACACCAGACGCACCAACAACGGTGTCTGTTACGTTATTATTAAGTGTAGAAAGACCGCCAGTTATATCTGTTCCAGTACCGCCAGTGACGCTAGTTACATTGGACGTTGTATCGGCTCCTGTGTTTCCACCGCCAGTGGTAACAGTTGGAAGCCCACTTGTTACTGGGGCGAAGTTGTTGTAGTAGTCAGTGACTTGGCTGGTATCAATAGCATAACGATTGGCGATCATGTCAGCCAAACCAGCGTTAGCCTCTAAACCGCCGGCACTCTTGACAGCGGCGGCAACATCATCAGCCGTAGCGTTAGGGTTCTGCGCAAACCAATAGTCAACTTGTTCTTGTGTTAATGCCATATCAGTTTACCGATGGGTTAACAGCGTTGACAAGAGCTTCAGCCCATTCATGCCAGTCATCGTAAATATATGGGCTTGGTATCCCCTCGTTGCTAAACACATCAATGGCTTTTAATCCAGACGCCCATTCTTTCCAATCCGTGTTTGCATTAGGAATAGCCAACTGCTGTGCCGCGTATAACTCGCACATGAGGGATGCCCACGAGTTGAAGTCGTGATACCTTGGATCGTAGACCTGTGAGACGTTAAGAATGTTTGCCATTATGGTCTCACGTCGCCCAAGTCGGCGTCTAGGATGATCTTACCAAGTTGGTAGTTTCCGCCTGCTACGTTGGAGACAAACTTCAAGCGAAGCTCACGGCGCTGTTCACGCATGTCGACCTTACCCGTTGAAGGGGTGAATGTGTACGCGGCAGATGTTACATCGTTAGACTGAGCAAACGATCTACCAGTTACGTAGACCTCCATATTGCCTTCTTGGATAAAGTCAGGCTCAACACGCTCCAAACGTAGCCACTTGTTCTCACCAACTGGGGACGGCTGGGAAGGCCCCCCTGAGACCAGACCCAAGTCATTTGTCTCAAAGTAAGACTCAATCGCAAGCACATTGATATCCTGAACGGCATCAGTTCCAAACTCGTGTTGCCACAAAGACACAAAGCTGACCACCTGAGTGATTGTGATAATCAAACCAGACCCCGCTGGGATTGCGGCAGATAAGGTATTGCCAACAACGTAGTTCTTGCCCTTATTAAATATCGTCACAGAGGTAACGATACCTCCAGCCACAACAATCGTAGCTGTAGCTAACGTACCGCTACCGCCTGTCAGGGCTTGGTTGGTGTAGGTTCCGTTGGTGTACGAAGTACCACCAGCAGTTAATGTGATTGCGTTCACACCACCCACTTCATTGGTCTCCCATGACGCCCAAGTTGGGTAGTGAAAGACCTGAGAGAAGTAACCAGCAGAGCGACGAGCTCCAGAAGCTTCACCAGCGTCGTACCAAATGTTCTCACGCACGTTGTAGATGACTGCGTCTGTACATTCTGTAGCGTTACCTCGTGGATAGAACCACCAAATCTCGCCAAAACGAGGAACCTTTGACACCCAAACCTTTTCGCGCTGTGCGTAGTTGAGGTTATCAAAGAAATAGTTTTGGTTCATTGTGTTAGCAATCTCTTTTACAACACCGTTGTAGAGTAAGAACCTATCCACTCCGCACCAATAATAGATACCATCGTACTCAATAACAGACTGAGAAGACAGGATAGACGACTGAGATGAGATCAAGTCATAGCGCCAGTACTGAGCAGGTGTACCAGCACCACCAATGAATGACACGCGGATAAGGCTGTCAAGGCTCCAAAACAGCCCAGAAGGCGCGTTTGAACCACCTCGGACGGGTAGCCCTTGGACAATCTTTCCCGTGGCTACAGAGACCTCATTTGCGTCTGCTGAGACCCAGTCATTTAAGTTGCCTGCTGAACAGTTCTTAATCAACCCGTTATTGCCGTAAACAAACACGTAAGGGTGAAGAGAAACCACGCCACCTGAGACGGAAACATTGTTGTCAAAGGTGATTGTAGAAGCGCCAGACGTTGTTGCGGCGGCAGAAATTACCACGTTTTGGATCTGACCAAGCGTAAACACCAAACCAGTGGTTGTTCCAGCGGTGGTGACGATAGCTGGGCCTCCCGAGGACGCAGACAAAGTAAATGTCGTAGCGTAGTTGGTAGCGATGATGAAGTACGTCACGCCAGAGGTAATACCCGTAGCGGTTCCTGTAGAGGTACCAGACACGGCTACTTTTTGACCAATATACAAACCAGTCGTAGACGTACATGAACACTGACCAGCAATACCAGTCACGGCTACGGCGTTTAAAACGGGAGTAGAAAGGTTGGTTGAGACAACCGTAGTGGCAGAAGGAATACCAGTGCCAGAGATGGATTGACCAGCACCAATCTGGAGACTGGTGGTCGAGAGATACATGGTCGTGGTGGAGTTTAAGTACACCGACAAAGAAAACACGCCAATGGCTGACAAGCTCGTGCCAGTGATGTTGCCACCCAAAACGGGGGTGTTGATGTTGTTGTCAATGAGGTTGAGCGATTGACTAGGGTGCGCAAGCAACAAATTATTTCCAGACCCACTCACGTCATAGAACGTATCAAACTGCCAAAGGTTATCGTCAGATGCGGTGAAGTTTGACAACGTAAAGTCAGTCACTCCAGAGCCAACGCCGTTGTTGTCAATTGGAACAACTTGCAAGCCTTTAGAGTGCCCATTGAACACGTTGTTAAAGCTCTGCTGTGGATTTACGTAGATCCCGCGGGAGGGCCCAGAAATCCCCGCAGTGATCTGCCTGTACCCACCTACCTTACGTGGGCGACCGCGCTGAAACCTTACCCAACGACCGTCAGAATAACAGTCAGCATCCAAGACCGTGCCGTCGCGTTGGACGCCCGGCTTCGTGTCAAGCGCAAAGACCTTTTTAGTCAAAACGTGCCTCCAGCTACGCCGCCAGTAAAGTTTCCAGTCCCAACAATCGCTAACCCTGTAGCGGAAAGCGTTGAGCGCAAAGTTCCTAAAATTGCAGTGTTAAATTGACCAGCGCCAGCACGATAAACTCCCGTAGTAGCCTCACTGGCAAAGCTCAAAGAAGGCGCCCCAACAGTGCCATCAGCTAAAGATACTGAGGTAACAGATCCCGCTTGCGATGTGTTGGCGTTAAAGAAGTTAGTCCCATCGCAAGCCAAAGTTACCTGCTGACCAGAAGGAATGACCACAGACGTGCCAAACCCAGTCCCTACGGTGAGCGTATAACCGCCTGCTGTCACAGAGTTCTTGATCACGTACAAGTTCACCACAGGCGGATAGACCACTGTGACGTTACCTGTAAGTATCCCTGTGTAGGTCTGTATGGTGTTGGACGCCTCACTGGAACTTAACGTGTAAGAACCAGTAACAACCGCTTTAACTAACGAGGTAAAAAAGAACTGTGCGCTTACGCCGTATCCAACCGTGAGGTATGTTGTTCCTGTACATACAATAAATGCTGACTCTGTCGGGGCAAAAGTCTTTGTTGAAGCTCCGTCAATCAAGTCACCCGCTGAGATAACCATCGAGCCAGTTCCACTGTTTTTAAACAGAGTGAACCAATTATTGCCCAATGTAGAAGTTGATGGGAGTGTGTAAGTGCCCGCTCCACCAGTCCAAACAGAAGTTTGAGCTCTATCTGTTGTAGCAAAAGTTCCAGCAGTCACAAGAGTCTGTGCTGGATGACTTTGATTTAAAGTTAAACCGCTTGCAACCAATCCATAACCAGCCAGTGTAGAAGCATCGGCAGAGGATGTTCCAGTTCCAAAAGAGATGTTGCTCCACGTGCCTGTGACCGTAGGGTTGGCTGTGATGTAGATATACCTTGACTGACCAGCGGCAACAGAGATGATTGTGTTGGCGCCAGCGTAGTCTTTGACCGTAAAAGTATTAGCCCCTGTGTTACGGATCAAGGCATCTTGACCTACCGAGGCTTGATTGGCTGGAGGCATGTACAAGCTAAGGCTAGACGCAGACGCGGTAACATCCATGATCCTAGCCGCAAAGTCGTCCGTAGCGTTGCCGTTGATAGGCCACTGCAACTGGGTGTTTGCGCTCAGCGTAACCGAACGATAAGAGACGTCCGTCGGCTGAATGACGTTACCTGTAAATGGCGAGTTATAGCTCATGTTAGTCCTTAACTGTCAGCGGCAATCGCTTGACGATCTGCAATTCTCAACTTGTCTTCAGTTACCAAAGTCTGCATGATCGTTTGGTACTGAGCCTGCCACATAGGTATGCGGTCGTCGTTCTTGAGGAACGGCATGGCTTGCAGGAGTGATCCGTACAGCAGAGCCTGTGGGGCGTAGATGGTAAACCAATTGGTTTGGTTAGAGCTGTCCAAAGGTTGTACGCGTTCGTAGTACAAGACCTCAAAGTCATATGCCGCCGCAGGGGTAGGGGCAACTAACCAATGGGTGTAGTCGTAGTCACAGTAGTACTTGGGAACGTCCGTCGAGGTGGGGTTAGGCCAGTACTCGCGCAAATACTCATACCTGCGAAGCAACACTGGCTGGCGCTCCCCAGATACTGTGACATTCATGGAAACCGTCTTGTGCCAACGAGCTGGCTTGTCAATCGTTGCCTGCCCAATGGTCATAGCGCTGGTATTGACCGTTAGATTGCCCAAAAACTTGATCTGAGAGGCTATAACCTGCTCAGCAAGCATGATAAACAAGGGGATTTTGTCCAGTGTGGCGGTGTCAGTACGTTCCAGATAAGACTGGATGTTCTC